TTGATGTACCCGAATTGAAGATTGCGCCATGTGAAGGAAATGTTTCAAGAAAAGATGGTAATAGTTGTGGTCTAATGAAGGCCAAATTAAAAGACGACAAAAAGAATCCTACAGGTTATCATAGATGTTGGGCAAGTATCAACACAAAAGATGACGAACTTTGGAAAATTTCCAAAGAATTATTCGAATCTAATGCCGTTATATTTTTTACTTCTGTAAGGTGGGGTCAAGCCAGTATGTTTTATCAAAAACTAATAGAGCGTCTAACTTGGATTGAAAATAGATTTACCACATTGGGAGAATCTAACATAGTTGAGAATATTCAAAGTGGGTTCATTTGTACAGGACAAAACTGGAAAGGTATGGATGTGGTTGATACCCAAAGAAAGGTTCACACATTTTACGGATTCAAACCAAACGATAATTTTTACTGGAACTGGCAATTTACAAGTAAGTTATCAGATGAAACCCAAACATCGTACAAGGAATCATTCCCATCCTTTGTTAAAAAATTCGATGTTAAATCTTTATACGAAGATAACGACTAAAATTCCTCAATTTCAACAACAAGAGGTCTATCTCCTTTAATAACTCTGTGCCAGACAAATTTTGAAATCGAAATTTGAGTGGCATCACACAATTTGACTGGCAAGGAATCTTCCATTTGAAATGACCACCCCCCGTCTTCAATTACTGTAACTTTTCTATCTTTAAGGTCTTGATGCCACTTTAATTCATCGGAATCAACATCAGGACTGAATGTCCTAATTAATTTTCCGTTTTGTTTTATTTGTTCAAATGGGTAATCCATATTAAAATAAAGGTCGTTTATTCCAATAGATATGTAAATTCTTATCAACACCCATCATTCTGAAAAAATTTGATATGTCTGAATTAATTCTGTTAATATAACTACCTTTAGACCAATCGGGGTCGATATCTAAGAAAAAATTTATTCTATTTGGATTTGCCTCACCGAAATTTATCTTATAAATAGATATTTTTATCGGTTCGTCATCTTCCCCAACCAATTCATTATTAATTTGAGGTGTTATAACGTCATCGATATATACTTGTAAGTATTTTTCAATTTTATCTACGTTCATTACCAAGAATTTGACGATGACAACCCTAATTGTTTTGCATATCTACCCACATTACAAGACCAGTATCCTGCAGTAGTTCTATCTTTCTTTTGGTCACACTTATGTCTTGCCCTGAATGATTTTGCGGCTCCTTTATTTTTGTTTCTAACTCTCAAGTTAGGGTCTCCGAATGAAACCTTTTTGATACCTCCACTCTTTGACTTAACATAAACAGCAAATTTCTTAGGTCCACCAGATGTTCTGAATGGTTTATTTAACTTAACGTTTTTACCTCTGTGTTTAGCTTCTTCTAAAACTTCTTCATCGTCTTCGTCTTCATATAAGAATGGTGCGTCGAGATATATCAACTTACCATTTACCATTACTTTTTTACCCAAATCGGATTCAACCATAAGTTGGTCTTCCTCATTCAATTTTATTACTCCATCTTCCCATAACTCTCTAACCTCGTTAACTAAATCAAAATAACCTTCGGAATACGCTCTAAATATGTTATTCGTTAGTGTGAGTTCATTTTCAATATGGTATTGTAATGCCTCTGACACTATAGCCCTTTCTTTAAGGATTAAAGATTTATTCAACTGCTCATCTAAAGCTTCTCTAATTAATTGTCTTAAGTTCATTTTTTAAGGTTTTAATACTGCAAGAACTTCTGGGTACTCCCTATCCAATACTCGTTCATTTTTACCTTCATAAGGTATATTTTGAAGTACATATCTTATGGCATTCAATCCTGAAATTCTTTTGTCCTGTGAATCAATAATAACCCAAGGGTTATTTACTGTCGAGGTTTTATCAAATAATTTTTCTTTGAATTCTGTAAATCTGTCCCACAAATCTTGCATCTTAGAATCATTTGGAGAGTATTTCCAATATTTCAATGGAGATTTTTGTCTAATATCAAATCTTCTTTTTTGAGTATCTTTTTCAATTGAAAACCAAAGTTTAAATAAGTAGTCACCTTCTTTAACTAAGTCGTTCTCGAATCCTTCGACATTTTCCATGAAATCCTCATACTCCTCTGGTGTTCCATATCCCATTACAGGTTCAATTAATCCTCTATTGTACCAACTTCTATCAAAAAAGTTTATCATCCCTGGTCTAATCTCCCTCTTGTATCTGTCCCACCAATTTTTTCTATCTTCCGGTGTTGGAACACCTAAAGCAACTACATTATAATATCTTGGATTTAAATTTTCTGTGAATTTTTTAATTGTAGACCCTTTACCCGCCGAATCTCTACCCTCAAACACAATTATTACCGTTTTGCCGGTTTTCTTTAACCATTCTTGTAATTTCAATAATTCAACTTGTAATTCGAACATTTCTTTTTTATAAACTTTCTTGGGGACCAATGATGATTCCTCTTCTGAGTCAAATTCATAATCTTCAGCTTCTGGTTCGGTACCGTATGTTGAATTTCTTTCTCTAAATTTTAACGAACTAATTATATTACCAAAATAATTTGCGACCGTTTTTTTCTTGTCTCCTTTTGATAATAAAACTTTTCTTAATCCTCTCTCCAACAAACCGAAATCAATAATTTGTTCTTTAGATAATTTGGAGATTTCAATTAGCATTTTTTCTACTGTTTTCGTATACAGTTTTAATTGTTTCAACACCTCCACAGTTTTCGCTAAATTCAAATTCATAGAGTCATACGACTTTTCTTCTTCGTCAATAACACCCATTACACTCTTAATTCTTTTTAGCTCATTTAACAAGTCCATCAGTATCAATAATTTAATTATAAATACCTCGTGTATCAATGTTTTACACTATTTATCTATACCAAGATACTATCCAAAATGAAAAAACTATTAGCTTTGATGCTTATACCTATGCTATTTGCATCACAAAAACCATTTCAAGAACCCAAAAAGGTTCACATTCAGTCTGTTGAGAACAAGATTCAAATAGGTTCTCTATCAAAAAACAGAAACTTAACATTCGGAGTTAAGAACATTCTTTTAGAAAACTTACAAGAACTAAATTATGAAGTTACGGATTCTATTGAGAACTCCGACTACACATTGAAAGTAGAATTACTATATTTTGATGTATTACAAACAAGTTCTGGGGTTTCTGTATTTCATAAAAATAACAATGAAACTGTTTTAAGAGTTAAAGGTTATTTATATGATAAAAACGGTAAAAAAGTAAAAGAGTACGTTGCAACTGGTAAATCTTCCGAAATTTCACTATCCACGTTAATTATATCTGAGGGCGGTGGTATTAATCAAACCTCCGTATCTAATGTAATAAAAAAGTCCTGCGAGACATTAATTCTTAATCTATTTAGTAAATGAAAAAACTAATTTCGGCTGTATCACTACTTCTAATAACTATAGTAGGATACTCACAAACACCCGAAATCGGTCATTTTCAACAATTGTCAACGATTAGGAGAGGAGACACTTTAGATGTTGCATGGTATTTTAAACCCGCTGCTGGCACCGACATTCGAACCTTCCAAATCGATTGGCAATACAAAAAGGCGTTATTAACACATATATCGTCTTCTGTTGATGCGACCGTATCGGGTAACACACCTGTATTAGATTTCAAATCTTGGGAGAACTACAAATACGGTTCTTACTCGAATGGGGTCTACAACTATGTGTCTGATACTAACTATTCAGTTGGTAGAAACTACCTCATTTTGAGTAACGGTAGTCAAATCAATTCGAATGGATATATCATTCGCAATAAATTTAAAGTAAACGATGTCCCGTCTAACTTCGAAGAGGATTCGGTACGAGTTAACTGGGCTAGAATGTTCAAAGTGGACGGAACATCTATTGGAGACAACGTCGCATTACTGTCCAACCAAGTTCTTGACCTCAAATTATTGGGTAACTTAACAATATCCGGTAAAATTTGGTTTCCATCAACTATTACGTCTCAAACATTACCAACACTCTATTGTTATGATAACGTAACAAACGCATTAGTGTCTCAGACGGTTCCAAATTTAAACGGTAACTATACATTTAATAATGTTGATGAAAATAAAACCTATAAAATAGAGGTTAGGTTTCCAACCGCAATGTTAAACACAATCAGAGATAACGCTGTAACCATTTCAGATGCGGTTAAATCATATAATGAATACATTACAACAGATGTTAACCAAAATATGACAAGGACTTATTTGAAACATGGGTTAGCTTATCTAATTGGTGACATTAATTTAAACCAATCTTTTGATGGAGGAGACCCATATTCTATTTACGCATCAGTTTCAGGTTTATCACCAATAAGCACAAATAAACTAATAAATGTCTTTAAAAAAGAAACTTATGACTCTTTAGTGTTATCACAAAGTCAGTGGACTGAGTGGAAGAATCATTCAAACAAAGGAATATTCTTAACGACTAACGTAGTAACTTCGAATGTTACTTTGGACATTAAATACTTTGTCTTAGGTGATGTTGATAGAAGTCATTCTTCTCCTGTTTTTGACGGTACAACTGAGGTATTAGCAGCAAATTACAAAGGTAATTTTGATGTAAATATTAACAACTCATACGCAGTCGGAAGTCCTATGTATGTACCTTTCAACGTTTCAACTAACGGAGGTCTAAGTAATGGTCTTCAGTTTGAAATGAAATATGATGTAGGTAAGGTTAAATTTGATGAGATTAAATCAAATATTCAAGGACCTTGGTTACAATATGTAACACATGACGATGTCAATGGAATTATAAGATTCGGTGGAATGAATAATCAATTAAAAGGGTCGCTACAAGGTGTAGCGACACCTTTTATTTTAAAATTTTTAGCCAAAAATCCAAGTGAGGATATTACAAGTGATGTGTCAATCAGGAGTTTAATGGACGCATCTCACCAAGACGGTGACCATTTCAATATAAATTTATCCACAGGTATGATAGTGTTATCATATAGAGCCAACAATACCAATACAATCACATTTCCTGAACCATCCGCATTACTATATCCAAACCCAACAAATGGAGCGTTAAACTTAGTAGTTGATTTGTTACCGAACACTAAAATGAATGCATCTATTTATAATAACAGTGGTAATCAAGTAATGAATATCGGTGATTTTGTATCAAATGAATTTAATACAAAACAATATAAAACAGTTGATACTGGAAGCCTTATAAACGGAGTATATTATTTCGTTTTGACTGGAAACAATAAAAAAATAACTAAACCTTTTATTAAAAATTAAAAAAATGGCAGAAGAACAAGAAGTACAAGACCATAATGACGGAACATGGTCTAGTCTTAAAAAAACAATCGTAGGTACATTAGGTACCGTAGTTGCGGGTGGCGGTGTATGGTTAAGTACACTATTATTTGGTGGAGGAGGTGGAAATGAACAACCAGTTCAACAATCTCAACCGAACATTATTATTAATAACACACAACAACAACAACAATCTCAACCACAAAAGACAGTAGTCATAAAAGAAGTTGGTTCATCATCAAGCACACCAAAACAGGAAACAAAAAAACCTGAACCGAAAAAAGATGATTGGACTAAAGAAGAACCAAAATGGTAAGCTATGCAATCAAATACAGGATTTAAAGATTTATTGAACGTTATGATGAAAAGACGTTGGTGGATAACCGCGTTGGTATTAGGGGGTTTTGTTGTAATAATCGGAGGAATATTCCTTGCAATTTTTGAACAAAGTGCCATAAGTGGAGAATGGAAAGAACTTCTTCTTTTACTTCTTGGAGCCTTTATCGGTTCTTATAGTAAAATTATCGATTATTGGTTTAGTGATACCGATAAAGATAAAATGTTGGTACAAAAAATGGACGAAGAAGATGGTATTTCATTGAGTAATACGGCTGACTTACCAAATACTCCAATGGTACCAATGTCAATCACACCATTAGTTTTACCAACCGAACAAGTTGCATCACAAGTTAAGGTTGAAATTGACGAGGATGGAGATGGTGTTATGGATGGATATGATATCGATGGAGATGGTGTTATTGATGAATATTTTGACCATAGAAACTGTCAACACGTTTGGGGTGATAAAGATGGTGACGGAGAAGAAGAATGTTTGATATGTGGATTAATTAAACCAAATGATGAATAATATGAAAAACTTTTTTAAAAAAAATCAGTACGTAATCATAACTATTTTATGGTTTTTAGTCATGTTTTTAGTTGCTCTTAATTTACCAGCGCAGACAATAGGTACAATCAAAACAGAACAATATAAAGCAAAGTTTGAAAAGGATATGTCAATTGATACTATACCCGTGTTTAACGGTAAACCAATACCAATTCAACTTTTGAATATCGGGGTTACTCCTGAATTGTACGAATCGTTTCCTGAGTTGAAAGATAAACGAGTTGGATTAGGTTTGACTAATATTGTTGTAGAATATTTGGAATACACTGAGAGGTTTTTATTCACCGAAGACAAAACTGAAATCAAAAACAGAATGGTAAAACAATTTCAAGCGTCTCAATCAGGTATTACTGAAGACAAATTGGATGGTAGGGGAAAAATCAGACTAGCACGTTATTTTGTTTATGTTGAAGTTTACGACTTTAGTGTTAGTGAAGATGAAACAATTAAACTCAAAGATGGTGTTAAAAACACACTGACGACTCGTTTAGGTTTACAAGTTAAATTTGTTGACGCTGAAACAGGTGCTTATTTCACCGCTTCTGGTTTAGGTGAAGCATCTACCGTAAGGGAGATGACTTTATTAAATGATGAAAACTTGTCTGAGGTTAAATTTAATCAATCCACAATTGGTATAACAACTAAGAAAGCTTTAGAAACCGCATCCGCTCGTATTGTTAAAAGGATGATAACAAAACAAATTTTTGACCACTAATGAAATTAAAAAAAATCATAATATTTTTTGTCCTATTCTTTTCAACTTTAGTTGTTAAAAGTCAAAATTTATCATATTCGTTTACAGACCCCTGTACACGAGAAGTTACTAATTTTACTTTTCCTCTTCAGCAAGGACAAAACACCGTTATATTTTTTTTAGGTCAACAAAGAACATTTACCGCTAGCGATGTTGCTAGCGGAGCCTTCTCAACGTGGATTAATCAAACCTATTCAGAATTCAGAAAAGTGGTTCCGTGTTCAGTTCAATCAACAACTGTTGTTAGAAATCAAATAATATCACAGGTAATAGGAAATACCGTTTCAAGTGTTGTTGGGAGTATTTTGAGTTCTGCTAGGTCCGAAGCGTCAGGAAATAACGCAGCGTCAAAAGGGAAAAGTAATTCCAATAAAAAAGAAAAAAATAAAGAGGGTGGAGGTAATAATAGTAGTAATACCAATTCCGTTTCTAATACTGGCTCTAATGGGGATAGTAAGTCTGATGTCGGAAATTCAAATTCTTCCACGACTAATAATTCTGGTGGTAATAACTCATCTTCTTCTAATTCAACGGGAACAAAAGAAAATAGTCAAGGGGGTGAAGAAGTTATCGGTTCCGTAACTATGAATGTGGACTCAAAAAATGATAAAGGTGGAAGTTCGGGTAAATCATCACAAAGGAATAATCCTATCATAGTTTCTTCAGATTTAACAAGTGCACAAAACTTAGACAAATCTTTCACAGGTATTATTAATTTGGGAATGTCTCAATCTTCATTGACAGGTTCGTCAAGTTGGGGGGTAACATCTATGATATGGTTTAATTTAAGACAGTTTGCAATATCAGGTAGATACACAAAAATACATTTTAGTAATAACGGTAAACTCAAATTTATACATAACGTTAATTTAACAGGATTGTATACCTATGGGAACTATATGGGGTTTGTCGGTTATAGTGGGATTTTAAATGCGGGTAAATGGGGTGTGACAGGATTAAACGTTAGCGCCGCAGCAACTAAAATAAATGAGGACGGTAATTTATTTTTAAGTCCATCATTAACCGCCTTTTATACGAGACCATTTAGTGTTGGAGAAAGATTGACAGTTTCACCTGAAATTTATATAATATCAACACCGCTAATTTATTCTTCAATAGAAAAATTAACAGTATCGGATAGAACATTTAGTGGATTTGTTGGTTCAGGTTTTGATTATCAACTAACAAAAAGATTCAAAGTAAATGTAAATTATAAATTAAACGTAAGTACAAACCCTGAATTTCCAATATTATCATTCTTTTTAATCGGTAGCAAAATTAATTTATGAGAACAATATTAATCATATTATTTCTATTCACGTCATATCTATCATATGGTCAATCCGTCATCGCTCCTCCAGGTAGAACATACCAAGTCAATATCAGCGGTCAAGACGCAAGTGGATTTGTTCTAAATGGATTTAATAGTTCTGACGTTCTTTTAGCTTCGGTTGGTCTTGTTAATCCTCCAGCGGGAACAACATTTTCAATCACAACATCAACAGGATTAAGTTTTGCAACAGGTTATAATTCATGGACAAACCGAACAAGATTAGCCTTCACGGGAACAATGGCGAATATCAACAACGCACTAAATTCCTTAAAGATTAATACAGGAGGAACTTTAGGGAATGTTCAAATATCCGTTTCTGCTACAGTGAATCCTGTAGGATATTATTATAACCCAACTAATGGACACTTTTATAGACCGATATCATCTGGTACCACTTATACAAATGCAAGGGCCGCAGCACTAAACACAACGTTCAAAGGACAAACGGGATATTTGGTAACAATTACTTCATCAGATGAAGATGCGTTTATTTTTAACAATGTTCCTCAATCTCAAATATGGTTTGCATTAACTGATGAGGCAAGTGAAGGACAATGGAGAATTGACGCAGGTCCTGAAAAGGGAACTTTAATTAAAACATCAAACGGACAAACTACGGGAAATATAGTTGGTCAATACAATAACTGGGCACCAGGTGAACCAAACAATAGTGGTAATGAAGATTATGCCGTAACAAAATGGAATGGTTCTCAATGGAACGATTTACCCAATAATTTCAATTGTCCTTATGTAATTGAATATGGAACTTGGACAAATCCTCAAGACCAAACATTCACGGAGTTTTTTGTTGCCAATACAACGAATACTGTTGCAATAACAAATATCTTATCGGGAACTGTATCTATCCCTTCACTTACATCTAGACCTGTTTTAAATCTTTTTAGAGTTGTAAACGGTGAGGATATTTTTGTCGACACTAAAACAGTTGCATCAAATGGTTCATACTCTTTTACACTACCAAATCAAAATTCAACATATAAATTAGTTCCTTCACTTACAGTTCAAGGAATAACAAACGATGATTTTAATTTAATTTTTGGTGAAATTAAAAATGTTAATACTCCAAATAATACACCAACAGGGTTAGTTATGACAGGTACCAAACAGTGGAAACCTTCTGATATGAATTCTAATGGTATTTTAGATTTGGGAGACGCGTTTTTAGTTGCCTCTCACATAACAGGATTAAGAACTTCGAGCAAAGTTCTATGGTTTACATCAACTAATTATGATTTAATTACCAAAAATAATTTTGGTTCAATAATCCCCGTAGAACATTTTATAATCAATGTTTCTACATCAGATGTGGTTCAAAATATCAAATATTGTATTTTAGGGGACATTAATCTATCTCATTCTTCTCAATAAAAAAGTATTTATAGTAATAAAATGAATTACTATGATACTAAAAGTTGGGTCTAAAGGAGAGGACGTAAAAAAACTCCAACAAAAATTAGGTCTCGGAGATGATGGAATTTTCGGGACAGGTACTGAATCTGCTGTTAAAAAATGGCAATCTTCTAATGGATTAACTGCCGACGGTATAGTTGGTGAGGGGACTTGGAATAAGATGTTTGGTGGTCAACAATTGATAACCGAACCATCCGCACCAATAAAACCAGTTGGGAATCTAAAATTAGAAAAACTTAAAGGTCATATCCCTGATGCGGTTATTGCACAAATACCCGATACCGCAGCAAAATTTGAATTAAATACACCTTTGAGATTGGCACACTTTTTAGCTCAGTGTGGACACGAAAGTGGTGGATTCAGAGTTGTGAACGAAAATTTAAACTATTCAACACAAGGTTTAATGGGAATTTTCAAAAAATATTTTCCAACACAATCTTTAGCGGAACAGTACCAAAGAAAACCTGAGGCAATCGCAAGTAAGGTATATGGTGGTAGAATGGGAAATGGTCCTGAATCAACAAAAGAAGGATTCAAATTCCGTGGCCGCGGATATATTCAATTAACCGGAAAAGATAACTACACAGCATTCGGTAAAGCAATAAATGAGGATTTGACTGTAAGTCCTGACAAAGTAGCAACACACTATCCTTTATTGTCAGCTGCTTGGTTTTTCACAAAAAATGGATTACACAAAATTGCAGACCAAGGTGCAACAGATGCTGTTGTAACACAAGTAACAAAAAGAGTTAATGGTGGAACAATAGGATTGGCGGATAGAATCAAACATTTCAAAGAATATTATCATTTACTTGCATAATTTTTTTGTGTGTTAGAAAAAAAATCCTATCTTTACATCAAAGATATTACTATGGTAACTATGGAAAAAAGCTCAGTAATTAATGACTTCAAATGGGTGATTAAGCTATTAGATTCTTCAGAAAGTGAAGAACAAATGGACACCACACTAAAGTGTTTTAACCTTTGGGAGAATAAACATGTTGATAAGTCACCAAACACAAAAG